CCGAGGTCTTTGAACGCGTTGATGGAGTCCTTCGCGAAGTCCGCCGCCCCGAGCGCGGCGAACCCGGCGGCGAGGCCGGAGAAGACCTTGCCCATGGACGTGCCGGTCTTACCGGTCGTGTCGCCCAGGCCCTTGATCGCCTTCGACGCGGACTTGTCCTCACCGATGAGGAGGAGCTTGAGGGTGGTGGTTGTCGAGCTCACCGCGCCTGCTCCTTCCATCGCTTGACTTCGGCGTCAATTGCCGCGGCATACCCGACCCACAGGTGGTACGGGATGTCCCACACCGACCACGGGTTGAGGAAAGGGAAGATGAGGGACCCGGCGACGATGCGGGCCTCTACCTGGTCGCGGAGCGACTCCCGCTCTTCCGGGCGGCCGGCCTGGCCGGCTTCGCGGCGGCCCGACCGGAACCCGGCCGGGCCTTCGTAGGGCCCGGCCGGGAATGGTCCTCCGTGGCGGGGAGGATCGTCAGGTCCTCGAGTGGGAAGTCGACCGCCTCCGCGAACGTGACCTGCTCACCGGCGGCGAGCCGCGACGCATAGATCGTGAGCGCGATCACCCACGGGGCGTCGTCGTGGCCGGAGAAGTCCTCTGCGGAGATACCCTCGAGGGAAGCCATCATGGCCTTGATCTGCGACCACGACAGCGGCCGGCCCAGGGCGGCTGTCTGCCGCTCCAGGTCCAAGATCTGGCCGAGGGTCAAGCGGAGGATCGACGACGGCTCATACACGGTCGAGCCGATCCGGAATCTGCCGTTCATCGGTTACTCCCGATCTTCCGGGTGACGACCTCGAGAGCCCCAACGACCTGCTCAGCTACCTCAGGGGCGCCACGGCTAAAGGCGTCCGAGAAGCCCCCCGATGGGACCGACTGGCGGATCCACGGGGGCCGACCCCACACCTTGTGCCACACCGTGCCCGCGTCCATCCGGCGGAGGTCATAGTCGTCCCGTGTCGAGAGGTTCACGCTGACTCTGGGGTTCGAGCCGCCCATCGCAGTGGTCTGGCCGATCTTCGCGGCAGCCACGCGACCGGCCAGCCCTCCCCGCCTGGGAAGGACGGCGGCGCCCTCCGCTACTACCTGCTGGGCGAAGGGTCGGACCACGTTACGAAGCGCGCGGGTCACCTCTCGCTTGAGGTCCCTGTCGCCGGCCGCAGTGAGGGTCCGAGCTGCCGCCCGGAAGTCTTCAGCGCGGACCTCGAGATGGTCTCCGGTCACAGCGCCGTGTCCGACGTCCGGGCCACGACCCAGATCGGCTGCGCGGCCACGCCGGCGTCCAGGACCGTGAACGACATCGGGATGACCGGGATCTCGTCGCCGTTCGGGGACGGCCACTCACCTTCGAAGCGCAGGTTCGGGACGATGATCTGCAGGGTCTCGAACCCGGCCGACAATGGGACCGCGTTTGTGAAGGTCAGGACCAGCGACAGGTCGCTGTCGTTGTTGAACGCGTCCCGGTAGAAGGCGTCGGTGTACTCGACGTCGATCTTGCCCGTGATCGTCGGCTTCCCGGCGTAGACCTTCCGCTTCTTCCCGCCGGTGCCGATGGGAAGCGACTTCTTGAGGTTCCTGGCGATCTCGATCGACCCGCCCCGGACCGCCGTCAGCGCGGTCGGCGCAGACCCGAGCGCCGTCGTCGTCGGCGCGGTCACCGCGCCCGTCGTGATCGCCGCGTCCTTCCAGGTCAGGAAGGAGGCGCCGGCCGCGTACGAAGGGGCTGTGTATGCGACCGAGGTATCAACCTCGCGGGCGTCGAGCTCGACCGCCAGCCGCGGGATCGCCGCCTGCTCGAAGGTGAACGTCGCCTTGTCGACCGCGCACCCCCGGTAGGTGTCCGCGGCCATCGTCGTCGCGTCACGGACGATGCCCTGCTGGTAGGTATAGGTGTTGATCGTGTCGGCCAGAGTGAAGACCTGCTGGTAGGTCGACCCTGACACCAGCGTCGACGTTGCCCCGCCGAGGATCGCCTCCCACAGGAGGCCGAGACCCTTGGACAGGATCTCGCACTCGAACGAGCCTGACGCCTCAACGGCGGTCGTCGCGCGGCGCGTCGACCGGTCCACGCGGGACCCGGCACGGGTCGCGCCGCCCTGAACCCGGGTCGGCGCGAACGCGAACTTCGGGTCGCCGGTGTACTCGAGGAAGCGCGCCGGTGTGACGCCCGTCCCGTAGACCGACTCCTTCGCGAAGCCCAGGGAGCAGTCCTGCTGAGTGGTCATGCCGGGTCACCCTCTCCGTCGAGGACGAGCGCGAAGTTGCTGGTCTGGCCGAGGAGCCCCTCGCCGGGGTCCCAGTCGTCCTCACCCGGGGTTCCCGACGGGGCACGCCCCGCCAGGTCTGCCGGGACCGTGAACGTCTCGCCCGGCTCGAGGCAGCCCCGACCCTCCTGGCCGATGGGCTCGCCCTCGCGGGCGATCAGCGGTAGGTCGATCGTGCCGAGGGGGGAGATGTTGCGGAGCGTCACAGTGCGGCGTGCGGTGGCCATGAGGGTCCTTCCGGGGTCAGAGCTTGGCCTGGTAGTGGAGCTGGAACGCGAGGACGGCCCAGGCTCCGGAGCCGTCCTGCTGCTGGTCGAGGGAGAACGTCGCAGGCCTCAGGTCCCACACGCCTGCGACACCAAGGAAGGGGTTCTGCTGGGCGCGGATCCACGCGAGGACCTGGCCATGAACGGTGACGACCCGGTCACGGAGCGACTTGACATCAGCCGCACCAGCCCACGAGTACGCCACCATGGAGATGACGCCTTCCTCGGACATGCGTCGGCCGTGGGAGTCTGACCAGATCGTGGTCCCCGACGCCGAGGTCGCCGGCGCAGACGATGCCGGGTCGAACGCTCCGACCGCGAGGACATCACCGAAGGTCTTCGTCAAGACCGGACCATCCGTGACGGTCACCGCCGAACCGACCACGGCCGGGAGCTGCGCCACGAGAGCGTCGAGAAGAGCTGCGAAGACGGCCATCAGCCGGCCACCGCCCGGATCCGCAGCTCGGCCGCGCACAGCTCGACGACGGCGTTGGGGATCGCGAACCCCGAAGGGGTCACCGTGAGCGGCTCACCAATCTGGGCCGGCTGGAGTCCGAGCATCTCCGTCTGCCAGAGATGGCGGACGAGGCGGCGTGTCGCCCGGAGAAGGTTCGCGGGCATCACCAGCCGCCCCGCCCGGTACACCACGTGGACGTTGCCGCGGCCCGGCTGGAACGGCGCGTCGACACCGACCGTCCGGCGCGTCAGGATCCCCGCCTGCGTGTTGGCGGTGAAGCCCCAGGCGTCGAACGACGGACCGGAGAGGGGCTGCTCGGTCAGCTGACGAGTCATCGACCCCGCCGACTCCGTGACCGAGGTCACCGAGATGACCGGCGCGTGGTCGAGCGTCACCATGCTGGTGCCGCCGTCGTGCCACTCGTCGCAGGTGCGCGGCACGATCGGGCCGCACAGGTCCTCCATCGGCCCGGTCGCGGCCGAGATGATCGACCGGACGTCCTCGTCATCCGCGGTCTGCGCCGCCAGGAACCGCAGCGACGTGCGGGCCTCCGCGAGCGAGATCAGCAGGCCCGGGTCCGCCGGCGCGACCCAGAAGACATCAGCCCACGCGCCTGGGTTTACGCCCGTCGCGACCCAGCGGACCGTATGCCGGCCCGGTTCGGTCGTCGCGTAGGCGATTGAGTAGACACCCGAGCCGACAGCTGTGACGGCCGGGTTGGTCGCGACCCCGGACGGCGTCGTCACCGTGGCGACCACCGTCGTCGCGTTCCCCGGGGTCCCGGCCGCGTCGCGGGTAGTTGTCTGCAGAGTGACGACGTCGCCAAGGTCGATCATCGGGTCTGCCTACTCCGCGGCCGCGGTGTCGGAGCCCTGTGCGTCGGCCGGCGTCGGGTCGGCCGGGGCCTGCGGCTTGGCGCGGCCGCGGCCGCCGCGGGTCGTGCCGGGGACGGCCTTCTCGATGTCACCGGACGGCTCGGCGTCGAAGGTGGCGAGCGCGGCGTCGACCTCCGCCAGGCGGGCGTCTCGGTGGTCGCTGGGGTAGCGAGACAGGAAGTCGCGTTCGGTGCGGAGGGCATCGACCTGCGCCTTCCGGGTTGCGGCGATCTCGGGCATGGGGTGTCCTTTCGTGGCTGAGGGGGCGGGGCTGAGGGGCCCCTGACGGTGGTCGGGGCCCCTCAGCCGAGAGTCGGTCAGAAGCCGGTCGGCGCGATGAGGCCGGTACCGGAGATGACCGCGATGGCCTCCGGGCGACGGTGCGGCATGAAGGCCACGTAGTTGTAGACCTGGAGCCGGACCTGCAGGGTCCCGGAGAGGACCTCGGAGAGGACCCGGGTCCGCATCGAGCCCTCCCACAGGTAGAGGTCCTGCCAGCGGGCGGTGATGACGCGGGACTCGTTGGTGCCCGCGCCGAGGTTCGCCGGGATGTTGCCGTCGATGAAGGCGGGCAGCCCGTAGGTGAACATACCGGCGGGGCCGTCCGCCTCCAGGAGCCCGTTCTCGCCCATCGGGTTGAACGCTGCCGGGTTCGGCAGGATCAGCGGCCGGTTCTGGGTGTCCAGCTGCGACAGCGCCCAGTACCACTGGGCCGGGGTCATGACGACGCCGGTGGCGGGGAGCTTGCGCAGGCCCGCGACCTTCGACGCGGACTGCAGGAGCGGGATCCACATCTCCGGCAGGGTCGGCGTCGCATCCGTGTAGGTGACCGCGGTCCCGCCGGCGTTGAGGATGCCCAGGACCTGGCCGGCCGCGCCGGACCCGGTGACGACCTGCACGTCCAGCTTCGCGTTGTAGTCCGCGAGGAGGTCCGCGAAGACGACCTCGTCGAACGAGACCGGGGACTGGTCGAGCAGCTGCAGGGAGAGGTCCTGCTGACCCGCGATGGTCCGGACCGCCGCCGAGACGGACGTGTCGGTCATGTCCGTGGACTGGACGGCGCCCGCGTCGGCGGTCTGGACCGCGGTCGCGGTACCCGACGCGACCTTCGGCAGGTTGACCGAGTCCGTGCCCGACGGCAGGGCCAGCTGCCGGCACAGGTTCGCCGTCGTCCGGCCGAACCGCGGCAGGTCGACATACTCGTCGACGAGCCAAAGCGGGGGGACGAAGTTGCCGCCCTGGCCGTCGGTGCGGTTCGGGTTGACACGCTTCTCGAAAGCGTTGTCCCGAGCACCACGGTCGTAGCCCGCGGACCTGAGGGTCCGCTTCGTGTCCGCGACCGCGAGCTGGTCGCGGCGCGCCTCCCGCGCCGGGAGCTCGACCGCGAGCTCCTGCGCGTGCCGGGCCAGACGCTCCCGGGCGGCGTCGGGCCCGCCGTCGCCGTCGCCGTGGTTCAGCTGGGCACGGGCCAGGTCGAGGAAGTAGGAGTGCCGGGCCGCCGGGTCGTAGATGCGCGGCTCGGACAGGATGATGGTCGCGCCGGTGCGGGAGTCGGCCGCGCCTGCGCCCATCTGCTGCTCCGCGGCGGTGGCGCCGGCGCGGCGGACCTCCTCGGCCTCGAGGGAGCGGATCCGGGCGTCGACCTGGGTGCGCTGCTCGAGGAGGGAGTCGATCTCCTGCTGAGCGGCCGCGGCCGCGTCCCGGTCCTCCGGGACCGCGATGGCGAGGAGGGTGTCGAGCTGGGCCGAGAGTGCGTCGCGGCGCGCCCGAGCGAGTGCAAGGGGGTTCATTGGGGAGCCCTTTCATCGGGGGTGAGGGTGAAGGGCCGCGGCAGGTGGTGCGCCCAGGTGCCCATCGCCAGGTGGCCCGGCGGGGCGAGGTGGGGTCCGAGGTGGCGCGGGGGTGGTGCTACCGGGAGGCCGCGGCGAGCTGCCGCTGACGGGCCCGGACGTCGGCCGGGTGCGGGCCAGAGCTGGCCTGCCCCTCGCCGGACGTGTCTGTGCCGCCGTCGACGACCGTGTCGTCGTCCGCCGGCGGTTCGACGCCGAGCAGCTCAGAGAGCAGCTCCTGCGCCGAGTCGATCGCCACGTCCGCGGACGTGACCAGGTCAAGGATCGCCTGCAGCGACTCCGTCGTCGCCGCCGAGAGGGTCTTCCCCTCACGCTTCTCCGCGCGGGCCCGGGCAACGATCAGGGCAGGCACACGAGTCGACATGAGGGCACGGGCCTGCCGCGAGCGCAGGGCGGTCGTGCCGGCCGTCGCAGGGTTTGCCGGCCACGTCACGACAGAGACGTCGCCGCCGTCGAGGTCGACCTCGAGGATGTCGCGCTGCTCATAGTCGGGGGACCACGACTGCCGGCACACCCAGAACGCGAACGACATCGCGTCGAGCTCGCCGGCGTCGAGGGCGGAGCGGAGCTGGTGGACGTCGGCGCGGGTCGCGTCCAGGTCGGCCTCGACGTGGAGTCCCGTGGAGTCCTCCGCCAGGCGGCACGTGCCCGGGCGGGTCCGCGCCATCGGGATCAGGTCCCATGCGTGGTTCGGGACGAAGATGACGTCCGGGGACGCGTTGAGGGTGCGGGTGAACGAACCGCCGCGCACCACCTCGGTGTAGTCACCCAGCCAGTCCGTCATCGTGTACGGGGTCTCGGTCACCGACGCGTAGCCCGTGAAGAGCAGCCGGGCACCGTCACCTCCGGTGGGTGCCTCTCGGAGCTCGACACCGCGGAACGGTAGGTCGAGAGTGTTCGGGCCTTGCGCCTGGCGCACGAGGGCCCGCAGCGCGCGCGGGTCGCCGTCGAGGACACGCTGCTCGAGCTGGGCCAGCCCGCCGGTTCGGTGCTTCATGACGTGGGGCCTCCTTGACCGCCTGGTGCCGGGTCGTTCGATGCCCCGCCGGCCGGGGAGACGTTGGAGTTGAGGGGAGTGTGAGGGTCCGCGCCCTTACCGTCCGCGAGGGGCTCCCAGCCCTCATCGGCGCGGATCTCGTCCGGGGTTCGGATGCCGCCCACGCGGTGGATCTGGCCGATCGAGGCCCGGGTCGCCGCGGACGCGCGGAGGAAGACCTCGAGCTCGAAGCGGGTCCAGGTGACCTCGCCGCCGGGAACCATGCGGTCCCACGCCTGCTCGATCCCTGAGACGGCGGGGAGGAGTCCGTGCTTGACGTACTGCGCGTCGATCGCGTCCAAGCCGGCACCGCCACCCTGCGACGCGTTGTCGATGATGGCTTGGATCCGCTGGAGAGGGACCCCGTACAGGCCGCAGATCTCCTCCCGCAGGAACCGGCGCGTCTCAAGGAACTGCGCGTTCTCCGGGGTGACGGTCATCTGCGTCCACGTCGCGCCGCCGAACATCACGGCCGGGCGGTGGGCGTTGACGACACCACCGTGGGCGGACTCCCACGACTCGCGGACCTCTCGCGCCTTCGCGCGGTT